GTAAAAACACTCTCGTTAATGACCTTGCAAGAAGGCGCATGTACGATACGGCCGTGGACGAATTTAACGCCCGCGACCGTAGACCAAAGGTCAACTTTTCCAAAACTATTAGCGAAGAGCAAACGCTTCTAGTCTCCAACGCGTACCCGGAGTTCCAGATTACCTTTTATAATACTCAAAATGCCGTACACAGTTTGGCTGGAGGTTTGAGAGCATTAGAATTGGAATATCTGATGCTACAAGTTCCTTATGGATCACCGACATATGATATAGGTGGGAACTTTGCAGCACATTTGTTCAAAGGCAGGGATTACGTGCATTGCTGTATGCCCAATCTGGACATACGAGATATAATGAGGCACGAAGGACAAAAGGACTCAATTGAGATGTATTTGTCCAGATTGTCTCGTTCCAACAAGGTAATTCCTGAGTTTCAAAGGGAGGCTTTTAATAGGTATGCAGAAGCTCCGAACGAAGTCTGCTGCTCTAAAACTTTTCAGGATTGTCGAATACATCCGCCAGAGAATAGTGGTAGAAGATACGCTGTTGCTCTTCACAGTTTGTATGATATTCCTGTGCATGAGTTTGGAGCTGCGTTAATATCTAAGAACATACATGTATGTTATGCAGCTTTCCATTTTGCAGAAGCATTATTACTAGACCAGACGGAGGTTACGCTTAATGAAATAGGCGCAACTTTCAAAAGAGAAGGTGATGATGTTTCTTTTTTCTTTGCTGATGAAAGTACTTTAAATTATAGTCATAAATACAAAAATATCTTGCATTATGTAGTTAAATCTTACTTTCCTGCTTCTAGTAGAATAGTTTACTTTAAGGAATTTTTAGTCACTAGGGTTAATACTTGGTTTTGTAAATTTACTAAAGTAGATACCTATATTCTGTACAAGAGTGTTAGACAAGTAGGGTGTGATAGTGATCAGTTCTATGAGGCGATGGAAGACGCCTTTGCTTACAAGAAAACCTTGGCCATGTTCAACACTGAAAGAGCAATCTTTAGAGACACGGCTTCGGTTAACTTTTGGTTCCCCAAGATGAAGGACATGGTGATAGTACCGCTGTTTGAGGGTTCTATTACCAGCAAAAAGATGACAAGGAGTGAGGTCATTGTTAATCGTGACTTCGTTTACACAGTGCTTAATCATATCAGAACATATCAAGCCAAAGCGTTAACTTACCAGAACGTATTATCTTTCGTGGAGTCTATAAGATCCCGCGTGATAATCAATGGTGTTACTGCTAGGTCTGAATGGGATGTAGATAAAGCAATTCTTCAACCCTTGTCAATGACTTTCTTCTTGCAGACTAAGCTGGCTGCGCTTCAAGATGATATAGTAATGGGAAAGTTTCGGTGCCTGGATAAGACCACTTCTGAACTTATTTGGGATGAGGTGGGCAAATTTTTTGGAAACGTTTTCCCCACTATCAAAGAGAGATTGGTGAGCAGGAAAATTCTGGATGTAAGTGAGAATGCTCTGAAGATCAAGATCCCAGATCTGTATGTCACATGGAAAGACAGGTTCGTAGCTGAATACACCAAGTCTGAGGAGTTACCGCATCTAGATATCAAGAAGGACTTAGAAGAAGCTGAGCAAATGTACGACGCGTTGTCAGAATTATCTATCCTTAAGGGTGCTGATAATTTCGATATCGCGAAGTTCAAAGACATGTGCAAGGCTTTAGATGTTAGTCCTGATGTGGCAGCGCGAGTAATCGTTGCAGTGGCCGAGAATAGAAGCGGTTTGACTCTTACTTTTGATAAGCCAACCGAGGAGAATGTGGCTAAGGCTCTTAAAAGCACGGCGTCTGAGGCCGTGGTATGTCTTGAACCGACATCCGAAGAGGTGAACGTAAATAAATTTTCTATTGCTGAGAAAGGGAAATTGCCTGTGTGTGCAGAAAGTCATGGTTTGACGAATGCCAACTTAGAGCACCAGGAGTTGGAGTCCCTCAACGATTTCCATAAAGCTTGCGTGGATAGTGTGATTACAAAGCAAATGGCATCGGTTGTCTACACTGGCTCACTCAAAGTTCAACAAATGAAGAACTATGTGGACAGTTTGGCAGCTTCGTTGTCCGCCACTGTATCAAATCTATGCAAGTCACTAAAGGATGTTGTCGGGTATGATTCTGATTCCAGGGAGAAAGTTGGTGTTTGGGATGTCACTTTGAAAAAGTGGCTCCTCAAACCTGCGGCCAAAGGTCATTCATGGGGAGTTGTCCTGGATTACAAGGG